CAATAATAGTAATATTGTAAGATTTTAAAGTATTATGAAGAAGATCAATATTATTGTAAGTTCCATCAATACGTATAGATATATTTTTAGGAAAATGTGAGTTATTGATAATATTATTTGTTGGAATGAAATTATTGTTGTATTTAATATTCCATATATCATTGATGTATTTAAATATAACAAATCCATAAGGATTATAAATAGGAATATGTGTAGATTTTTTAGTTTTAATATTCCAAATAAGATAACCGTGATCTAATATATCTTCGCCGAAGTTTTGTTGAATGAGTGATCCCGAGTAAGCATATGAACAATTTTTGTATATATTTGATTGATATAAATGTATATCACCTAAACAAGCTATATCAAAATTATTAAGCATTTCTAAAGGGTAAGAGTTATTTTGATCAACTTCTTGATTATGATTGAAATAAGTTTTACAAAAAGAACCGTGGAATAATGCAACTTTAGTTGAAATATTATTTGAGAAATTAGTAGGAAACGAAGGTAAATTTTTAATAATACCGGATCCTTCCCCGGGTATTAATGTATCTTTAACAGAGATAGTAGAAATACCAATATTTTTTAAAGATAATGTGGTAGTGGTATTGAGATAATGTAAATTGAATATATTGGTTAATAATATGGAATCTAATAATGTTGGATCATCAGGGTATTGTTGTAAAAAATCGTGATTACCCGGTATAATAATAGTGGTAGCGATATTAGTTAATATATTGATAAATGTTTTGAATAAATGTAATCCAAAGTTTTCAACTTTATTTTTATTATGAAAAATATCACCAGCTACTAAAATAATTGAATTATTTTGATTAATATTGTTGGAAATTAAAGATAATTTGAGATTTTCAAAGACTGCAAGGTATTCATAATATCTGGAATATGTTTCTGTTCCAGTTCTAATATGTATATCTGCAAGATGAACAATATATTTATATTTCATTAATAATAGAATAATATAAAGATCATTTTTAAATAAAATAAGAATAATATTTGATAATAGAATAATATTTAATAATAATAATAATATTTTATTGTATAAATAATTTAAAAGTATAATTGAAATATAATATTTATAATTAGTATATAAAATAATAATTTTTAGATATAAAAATGATATATATAAATTTAAATATTTAATGATAAAATATATAGATATAAATTTTAATGATATTAAACATAAGGGTATAATATATAAATTATCAAAAAGGAATGATTTTTATTTAAATGATATAAAAGAATGGTTATATTCAAATGGTGAAAAAACTAGTTTTGAGAATTGGAATAAATATTATGAAAATTACAATAAAAAAATAATATTAATTTTTCCATATTGGAAGGGTTATTTATTATGTATAAATAATAAAGTAATAGGATATGTAATATATTATGAAAGATATTATAAAGATGATATAGGTAATTTTATATCAATAGAGTTCTTATTAATAGATAAAGAGTATCAAAATAAAGGATATGGAAAAGATGTAATAAATATGTTAAATAAAAAATATAATAAAAAAGATTATATGGTAGTATGTATAGAAAGGTTAAATAATAATGCAAATAATTTTTATAAAAGATTAAATTTTATTGAAAAATGTAATGATAAAACAGAAGAACATTATAAAGAATTTTCAACATATTTAAAAAGGGATGATTATTATTGGTTATATAAAATAAATAATGAAATTTAGTATAAAATAATTAATTCAATTGAAGTTGTCTAAAACGTTTTTTTCTTTCAGGTGCATTTGGAATAGGAATAAATCGTTTAATTCTAACAGGTGATTCAAATATGTTGTTATAATAAATATATGATAATATTTTGGATGAAATATCATATGCTGAATTAGTTTTATTTATATATTCTTGTAAGCCTATATGTATAATGGGTAAAAGTTCATTAAGTGTTTTATGATTAAGATACCAATATTCTTGTTTCCAGATGGACATTTTTAGTTTATTTAGATAAATATAATATCATTTTTTATATAAATAAAAATAATTTAACTAATTTTTTTATTTTTAATAGTTTTAGATTCTTTAATGTGTTTTGTGTCTTTAATGAGTTTAGATTCTTTAGTGTGTTTAGTTTCTTTAGTGAGTTTAGAATCTTTAGCGGGTTTGGTATCTTTAGTGGGTTTGGGGGTTTAATTGATTCTTTAGTGGGTTTAAATTCTTTGGTAGGTTTTGGATCTTTAGTGGGTTTAGATTCTTTAGTGTATTCAGTTTCTTTAGTGGATTTAGGATCTTTAGTCGAGTTTTTAGTGGGTTTGGGATCTTTAGTAGGTTTGGGGGTTTAATTTATTCTTTAGTGGGTTTGGATTCTTTACTAGGTTTGGGATCTTTAGTGTGTTTAGATTCTTTAGTGAGATTAAATTCTTTAGTGTGTTTAGTTTCTTTAGTGTGTTTAGGATCTTTAGCGGGTTTGATATCTTTAGTGGGTTTGGTGGGGGTGATTGATTTTTTAGTGGGTTTAGATTCTTTACTAGGTTTGGGATCTTTAGTGGGTTTAGATTCTTTACTAGGTTTGGGATCTTTAGTGGGTTTAAATTATTTAGTGTGTTTAGTTTCTTTAGTGGGTTTAGGATCTTTAGCGGGTTTGGTATCTTTAGTAGGTTTGGGATTTTCAATAGGTTTGGGATTTTTAGTATGCTTGAGTTTTATATTTTGTTTTAGTATATCTTGTTCTTGTTTAAGAACATTAAACTTTTCAACGAGTTTATCAATATGTTTAATATATTTTTCTTTTTTATTAGGATTTGCTTTCATTTCAGTTTTGTAATCTTTAATTTTTTCTTTAATTTTTAAAAGTTTATCAGTAAATGTTTGTAATATAATTTTATTTTTAAGATTATCTATTTGTATTAAATATTTATCTAATTTAGTATTTTTATATTTATCTTTAATAATTTTGATTTGTTCTTTAATTAGTTGTATTTTGTTTATTGATCCACCTTGTTGTCCATCTGGTTGTCCATATGAGGGTCCACCTTGTTGTCCATCTGGTTGTCCATATGAGGGTCCACCTTGTTGTCCATCTGGTTGTTCATATGAGGGTCCACCTTGTTGTCCATCTGGTTGTTCATATGGGGGTAAAGAAGGTGAAGCACGGTCTCCAGATAGAGGAGACGCGGCTGACAATGCTGTCTTCCTCATAGTAGGTGATGTTATAGTAGGTGATTCTGTAGCACTAAAAACACTATTTTCATCATCAATATCTTCATCATCATTATCTTTATCACAATCATCATTATAATAACACAATAAAGATATATCGTCTTTTAAATTCAGTCGTCTTCTTGCGACTGCTTCTATTTGATTTGTTTTAAGATCTACACCATATTTTAACTTTTGTGCACCGGGATTACTACGTTGATCACTAGTAAAATTATTAACTAATTTTTTAATACTATTTATAGTATTAAAAAATTCTTTATTTAATTTGCGCAACGTCTCAACGTGTACACGCTCCACCATTGTAACGAATTTAAATCTTCTATGTTGCGACCTCATTTTTGTTTCCTGTTTCCCATACTCCTGTTCCAACGTTCTAAAATTTGTTAATAAATTGTCAGGAGTGATTGAAACTACTTCAGGACTGTCTAGTTTATAATATTTACGGTCGCGAATTTCTATTTCTACATCTCCAATACGACAAGCAACAGGGGAATGATCAGATCGTGTTGATTTTGTTCTATCAAGCAGCCTTAATCCTACATATGCCGGAACTTTGATTTTATATACAAATTGTTGTGGTGTTAGTGGAGTTTGTAATCTTTTTACAAAAACAATATTATCATAACTACTAGTTTTAAATTTACTTCCGTTTGTATCTACTGATGTATGTGTTGTTACATTATTATTTGCTAATCCAATTACTGTATCTTCATAAATCGCGATTGCATTTTCAGTTAATGAGAACTTTGCTGAGTCTCTACTATTATATTCTTGAACAGCTGCTGTTAAATCAACATTATTTATATTTGCATCATTTCCTACAATTACATATCCGTCTGCTCGCAATACGGTATATGCTTTTATTTTTAAGTTTGGTAAAACAATATGATAAAATTGACGATTCATTGCTTCTCTGTTTTGATCACTTTCTGCTGTCATATGAGCAGAACAAACTATAATTGGTTTAAATCTATGTTTAGGCTTTTCTAAAGCTAAACAAAGAACAATGCTATCTTCTATTGCTGAAATAGATGTATTGTCAGAACTTGAAATTGGGTGTGACCTGTATGTCAAGATTGAAACACTCATTTCGAACCAATGTCCTTTTTTAACTATTATAGCTAGTTTTTTAGATTTAGTTGTTTCATAAGCTGTATCAACTGCACTTACGTTTAACTTTTCTGTTGTAAACACTATTTCATAATCCTTCAAATAGCCACATTTCCGTATTGCACTATCACTAAAATCAAAGCATTCTATTTGTATTTTATCTCGATCTTGATGAGATCCCTTTATTCTTGTAATATTATTGTCTGTTTCAAATTTTGTTTGCTTCTCCGTACTATGTGGTCCGCCAAATACACTTATTTTATTTTCGACGCTTTCACTTAGTACTGGTAAATATCCATAATTATCAAATGGTATCCACTTAGATTTACTTTTAAGATGTGTATACGTACCATCTTTGGGTATTAATCCGCTTACTTCCTGTAGTAATATTACAGCTGAAACACTAAAAACATTTTCGTGTTCTATCATAATACTTATAATATCCTTAACATAACAATTTAGTGTTACAACTCCTAATGTTTCTGTAGGACTTTTAGCTCCAGGTCCATTAATATAAGGATTAACTCCGGGATTGGTATAAAAATGTTCGCTATAAACTTTGTTATCTGTTATTTCACGAAATTTGCTTATATATTCATCAGTATCTGAAATTGGATTGTTTAATTTATAATGTTGTACAAAACGATACCAATGGTCTTCATGTTCAAAAGTAGGAGCATTACAAGGTACTATATTTAATGGAAATGTTTGTTGTCGTGGCATAATATTGGAAATTATACCTCTAGAATCTAAAGTAGCCTTAGTATGTATGTTTTCATTTAATTTAATACTACCTAGTAAATGATAGGGGGTATCAGTTTTAACTGACTTGGCAAGTTGAAGCAAAGGCATTCTTTGCTCAAGATTTTCTAAATAGTTAACATCGTCTGTATGTACAAATTTAATACCTTTTAGAAGCGGGTCTTCTGTTGTACCATCTGTAGATTTAAATACCTTATGAAGTTTTAACTTTTTATCTATAGGAATACTTTCGTTATTATCTTCATAAACATCAGATATATACTTGTGTTCATATATAGGTGTATCTGTAGTTGACTGGTCAATAATTATACATCTATGTTCATTCCACGGAGACTCAGTATACTGTATCCACTTAAAATTAATTTTTTTTGCTGATAAAGGCGTGGTCTGTACAGATAAAACTTTAATTAGGGATGTTGTAAAATTTAAACCGGTTGTATCAACAGCCTTAGCCCATAATAAATCATCTGGTTTAATTTCTGAAAATTTTGTTGGAACTCCGGAGTGAATGTAGGAAATGTCTTTTGTCTGTAATTCATTTAATTCATCTATAGCACTTATAGCACTGGTACCTTTTTGTTTTTTTTTATTTGGAGAACCTTTTTTTTTCTTTTTATCCATTTAATATATTACTATATTAAAAAATTCAAGTGATGAAATATACATAAAATAATGATTTAAGATCATACAGATAAGTAAATTGTTAAAAATAAATAAAAGATGAAACTATAACAATGTAAAGAAATGTAAGATGAACTTAAGAACAACAAAGATGAATTAAGATGAGCTTAATGTAAATAAAGGTAAAGATCTAAAGTAATTTAAAATAATATTGATCTAATATTATTTTAATAAAGAATGTAATAAACTACAGAATGATTAAAGTTATTTAAAATAAAAAATTGTAATAATTCACAAAATAATGTAATTTAAAAAACATTGTAATAATTCACAAAATGAGTTTAAGTTCTTGATCTAATTTTTAAAAAATATTGTAATAATATACAGAAGGCTTTAAGATATTTTTATAAATAATCTACAGAATTGATTAAAGTTATTTTAAATAATACTGTAATAATATAAAGAGTGAATTTAATATCTTTATCTAATATTTTATAAAATATTTGTAAAAATCTACAAGGAAGATTGTTAAAATAAAATTGTAAAAATCTACAAGAATGTATTATGTATGTTGATAAAATTTGAATAGAAATATTAGAATTAGAATATGTAGTATTGATAGAACCGTAAAGTTGAATATATTTTTTTTCATTATTATTAAGTTCAAATTGAGATATATTATTAAAGATTTCAATAACTTCAATATAAAAATTATGA